TTTATTTGAACCAGGCAACGTATTGCGGACAATTAGTCCTGCAAGAACGATTATGGCGCGGGCTACGGTCGATCTAGATATCGACAGAGAGTTTGCGATCTATGATCTATCACAGCTTCTTGCAACGCTTGCTTTGTTTGAACAAACAGAGGTTATTGCTCAAGAAAACTATCTTGAGATTGTTAGTGGCTCAGAGAAGGTGAAGTATTTGTATGCCGATCCTTCTCTGATTGTCACCCCTCCTAACAAATCGTTAGAGCTACCATCTGTCGATGTTACGTTTGATCTTCCAGCAGACGTCCTGAACAAGACAATGAAGGCCATGTCAATTATGGGTGCTCCTGAGTTGGCTGTCGTCGGTGATGGTAACGATATTCGTGTACAAACATACAACAGCAAGAATACTAATACATCTAATTACAGTAATGTTGTTGGCAAAACTGATAAAAGGTTTACAATGGTATTCTTAGCTGAGAATCTTAAACTGATGCCTGGTGACTATACTGTCAGTATCTCATCTGCTAAGATTGGACACTTCAGAGGAAGTGGTATCGAATATTATGTTGCTGTAGAGCAAAGCTCAACGATGGAGGACTAAATGAATGAGGCGTTTCTGTGGTGCGAGAAATATCGACCACGTACAGTGTCGCAATGTATCTTGCCTGATCAACTGAAAGAGACCTTTCAAAGGTTTGTCGACCAGCAACAAGTGCCTAACATGATTTTGTCTGGTCCTGCAGGGACAGGCAAGACATCAGTGGCGAAAGCTATGCTGGAAGAGATTGGTTGTGACTACATTGTGATTAACGGATCGATGAATGGTAATATTGATACGCTACGCACTACCATTCAGCAGTTTGCTTCAACTGTATCGTTTGTAGGGGGTCGTAAATATGTGATCCTAGATGAGGCTGATTATCTTTCTAATCTGACTCAAGCGTCCCTGCGTAACTTTATGGAAGAGTATGCAGAGAACTGTGGTTTTATTCTTACGTGTAACTACAAGAATAGGATTATCGATCCGCTTCATTCTAGATGCTCTGTTGTCGAGTTTAAATTCGATAAACAAGAGATCGAAGGACTCGCTATTCATATTATGAAGCGAGTAGCCTTTATCCTCAAACAAGAATCTATCGAATACGATCCTAAAGCTATTGCTTTGGTCGTCAAGCGATACATGCCTGACTGGAGAAGGATTATCAACGAAGTCCAACGCTATTCAGCTACGGGCAAGATTGATATGGGGATAACAGCTGCGATTGATCAGCAAGGCTTCAACCAGCTGGTTGAGTTTATGACAGCAAAGAATTATACTGAGGTCCGTAAGTGGGTAGGTGAGCAAGTATTTGATGATAGTGCGAATCTGTTCCGTGCTTTCTATGATCATGCAAGTAATCTGTTTACCCCTGCCTCTATTCCTCTTGTTGTTGTCACCTTAGCAAAGTATCAGCAATACGCAACAGAGGTGGCCGACCAGGAAATCAACCTGGCTGCATGCCTTGCTGAGATTATGATCGAGGCAGAGTTTAGGACATGAGCTCAGCTTTCGATTACTACAAAGCTGTTTCACAGACGAAGCAGCAGATGATAACCGACTCTACCTCAGAGGCCGGTTATGTCCCGTTCATTGTCAATAGAACACTTTCATATTTCCCTGATACACTGTTCCATGCAAATGAGATGAATCGTCTGCATACAGCCGACAATAAACTTCAATTCGACTACTATCTCGAAGCCCTGCGACCTCGTAAGAGATTTACAAGATGGGCTAAGAAAGAATCGAATGAGGATATAGAGGCTGTTTCTATTTTTTATAAATATTCGGAGAGAAAGGCACGCGAAGCGGTTGCTCTTCTAAGTAGTGCGCAACTGCGAGAGATAAAAAATAGATTACAAAAGGGCGGTAGCTCTTAGGGAAAAAACATGCTTGACTCTTTAATTGAGGTTCAGTTACAAGACGCTGACGATTTCAAAAAAATTGTGGAAACGCTTACCAGAATAGGGGTAGCTTCACGTCGTGATAGCACACTCTATCAGTCGTGTCATATTCTCCACAAAAGAGGCAAGTACTATATCGTACATTTCAAAGAGATGTTCGGTCTTGATGGACGTCCTGTCAACATATCAGAAGAAGATATCCAACGTCGTAACCGTATTGCTACTTTGCTAGAAGAGTGGGGGTTGCTTACTATTGTGGACAGTAGCGATATCAAAGACAATCTGTTGCCACTGAACAAGGTTAAGATTTTGCCTTACAGAGAAAAGCAGAATTGGAATCTTGTAGCCAAATATACAATTGGGAAGAAGTAAATGTTAGTAGGGTCCGTACTAGTAATTATTTTTATAGTATGGCTTCTGACAATAATTTCGGAGTTTTTTGATTTATGATCCTTGCGCTTTTGTCGTTTATTACCTTTGTTCTTGGATTTTTATCTCTTGCTGGCTATCGTATTGGTATAGTTTGGCGCAACGATGACGATGTTCGACGATATTCGATTCCAGTATCATGGGGCTTTGCTGTTGCCCTAGCACTAACATTGTGGTATTCTCTAAGTTAACAATTAACTGGAGACCACATGGTTACGTATTATACAAATAGCAACTATCCTCACGTTTACAAAGTATCTGATCGACCTGAAGATTATAAGCTACAGCTTATTGATGAAAATATGCTGCCAGTGCAAACTTTACGGTTGACAAAACACGAATATGATGCTATGCTTAACAACCTAGTAGATAATGGTTGGAGAGCACAAAGTGACAAGCGTTGAGATATACACATTTCCTACAGTTGAGTCGTCCTCTAAGGAGCTCGAGACTGCATATTGTAAACTGCTAAATAAGTACAGACAGGAAGGTCTAACTCCTGAAGAGCAGGATTGGATGGATTGGGCCAATACCGTACTGATGGCAGAGATGGCAGGGAGTATCACTGTATGAGATATGTTCTAGCTACAATGTTCTTGTTTATAGGCTCTTGTGCGTCCAATGACCCTGTGTCGGACGAACAAGGGCCTATTCCTGTTCCATATGGCTATTATATGTTCTGCCAAAATACACCAGAGTCGGTTTTGTGCAAACAGCCAGAAGAGGATCAACAAGATGTCGACGAAGAGAATTAAAGAGATCTTTGATCTTGTCCACGATAGGATGAGTTATCAAACAGATATTCGTAACTATGGCGTCGAAGAGCATTGGAAGTCTTGGGCAAAGGAAATTCGTGAAGGACAAGAGGACATCCGAGATGATTGTGACGGTTTTGCAACTACGTTTGCAGAGCTATTAGCAGAAGAGGGGTTTCCGCTTCAAGATATTGCTATTGTGTTTTGCTACTCTAGACAAGGTCGAGAAGGACATCTTGCCTGCAAAGTGTTCGATGATGAACGGGGTGGATGGTACTTTCTAGACAACAATGTTAAAAGACCAATGTCTGAATCGAACTATCGAAGTATCTTTCATTTAGAGTCAGCTATGTATTTGCATAGACCAGGCAAGTGGGTGAGGGAAGAATCATGATCTTTAAAAATGACTTTATAGTTGATACGGTAGGAGGTCTTAAGAATTTTCTTACAAGACGTAAGGTACGGTATGGTGGCTTTGCTTGGTTCTTCTTTGCGGTTGTCCGTAAAGATGCTAGCAAAAATATTATCGAACATGAAAAGACACACATTCGTCAGTTTTGGAGAAACCCGTTTGTGTATATCTTCGACCTTATATTTAATCGCTACAAGCTCGAGCTTGAAGCATATCGAGTGTCTGTCGAGTACGGACTTAACATAGATCTGGCTTCCAAATATTTGTCAATGTATAATGGTGGGGATATAGAAGCCGCAAGAAGGGATTTAACAAATGGATAACGAAGCAAAGTATTGGTGGGAATCACGGACGGTTATAGCTGGGCTAGTTGCTATGCTAGCATCAGCTCTATCTTTGATGGGTGTAGAGATTCCTTTCAGTGAGCAACTTATTCTTGCTGATATTGCGTTTGAGATGATTACACTTATTTCAGGCGGTGTTGCAGTATGGGGTCGTGTGATTGCTACTAAGAAGATTGTAGCACCGGTAACAGACAACCTAAAGTAACACAAAGGAAAGGTATATGAAGCTAGAAAAGCTCCCTGCGGAGTTTAATCGTAAGCCGTTTTTGACAGTGCCTATTGATAACCATCTAGTTTATGACCTACCCTTTAAAGATTTTGATAAAGACGGATACGAGATACCAACTCCGCTCGAATTTCTGCACTACGAAGCTAACGGTGTAGAATTAAACCGAGAGATCCAATTTCACATTGCTCCTGCTCAAGAGTGGTACAGAGACATAGAAGATAGTGAGGAAGGGCTTGTCCTCGATCATTGTATGCTTATGACTCGTTATGCGTTTGCAGGAGACGCTCGTCAACAATTACAAGAAGCTGCTGTAAAAAGACCAATACTACATAAGCTGTTGAACATTCGTCCTAAGTGGGGGATTGACTTTAGCTTAGACTATGTGACACATGATGTGGTCATGGAGGTGTTTCATATCGAGCAAGATTTTATTGATATCGACGAAGCGCAAGATGCCAAGCAGAGGTTGGAAAAAATTATTGAAACGACCGATTGGGAACAAGGTGCCCAGGACCTGATTAAACGTAGATCTGAATGGGAAGATTTATCAAGCGACGATCATTCCGACTATAAGGCACAATACTTTGGTTGGCATAGAGCGTTCGATAACAAAAAAGTGTTTGCTTTCCGTTGACATTTACGGATGGCTGATATATGATTATGGATTGTGTGAGCTGAGGAGAATAGGTTGGACTTCTATACTAGTGTCTACCTTCATGGAAACAATATCCTTTTGGTTGGGTATGAGAACGGACGGCGTCGGCAGATTAAAATGCCATGCCGTCCGTATATCTTTACGCCGACGAGAGGAGAGTCCGAATACCAAACGATTGATGGAACGAAGGTCGACAAGCTCGAATTCGAAAGTCCACGTGAGATTCGAGAGTTTATCAAACGATACGATGGCGTAGGTGGTTTGCAGCTCTATGGCTTGACCAACTACGTTTATCCTTTTATCTATGACGAATTCCCAGGCGAGATCAAATACGACCCTTCACTGATATCTACTGTCTTTATTGATATCGAGGTTCAGTCTGACGAAGGCTTTCCTCGTGTCGATGCAGCAGCATATCCTGTGACGGCTATCACTCTCTCGAAGAACAAGCACAAATATGTGCTTGGCTGTAACGAATTCAACAATCCAGACCCAGATAACATCACCTACTTTAAATGTCGAGACGAAGTCCATCTACTCAAGACATTCATAACGATCTGGCGTAAACTCAATCCTGATGTTGTGACTGGCTGGAACGTCGAATTCTTTGATATCCCTTACATGGTTAATCGTATCGAACGTGTGATGGGTATATCCGAAGCTCGACAGCTTTCTCCGTGGGGGTACCTTAACCAGACCACTATCCAGATCATGGGCAAAGAGAATACTGTATATTATCCGATTGGCTTGACGATTTTGGACTATCTTCAACTATATCGTAAGTTTGCTTTCTCTCAACAAGAGTCCTACAAACTGGACCATATTGGCCATGTTGAGCTGGGCGAGAAGAAGATTGACTACTCTGAATATGGCGATCTGTTCTCTCTCTATCGTGAGAACTTCCAGAAGTTTATTGAGTATAATATCAAGGACGTTGAGCTTGTTGAACGGCTTGATGATAAGCTGAAGCTACTTGAGCTTGTGTATGCTTTTGCTTATGACTCGAAGATCCTGTATCAGGATACGTTTACGAC